AATACCAAGATACTTGCTGTGATATTTGGGAATGTTTAATAATTCTTTAGACGGCTCGGTTTGGTCTATAACCGCATCGCTTTCCCACATCTTTAAAATTTGTTCAAGTGTTTCCATATCTATTCATTTATCTATTCAAATAACAAAAATCTCTTTCAAAATCAACAACTTAACGTTGTTTTATCTATTCAAAACATTATAACACAAAATGATTACACTGTCAAGTAGTTGTATGATTGATATCTAAATGTTGCCGTTGCGGTCATTATTGTGTCCGCAGATTGCGTGGTGGCAAATCTAATATCACTAATACTTAAAGGAAATAAATTCGTGTAGTGTATTCTAAGTAAAGGATTGTTTAGTCCACTTAAAATACTTAATGTGGCATCTGAGAAATGTTTATTGGTCTGTAACTCTCTACTGCCACCACGTTCTTCGAATCCGTCTGGATCAGCCATTGTTAAAAACCAATCATACAAATTTTTCCATCCTTGTAGTTCTTCATCCAATATGAATTCTACAACCAATGGATCGTATGATAATTTGGTACCAGGTGAATACATGTCCAAGAACGGTGTTGCTCGGCTCACTTCACCTAAAGATACGCCAGGAAGATTAACAGTTTGGCAGAAATATTGTGTTGTTCTAATTCTATCAAACGTTAATAAAAACTTCGTTGACTGTAATAGGTTTGTGTTCTCAGGACTTCTGTTTATTGCTGTCATTTTATCTCCTCTATCAGTATTTAGGAGCCAAAAAAAAGACCACCCGAAGGTGGTCTTTAAAGTGTCACTCTGCGGTGACTCTGGTCTTACATCAAGTTTTTAACTTGGAAGATACGGTAGTAAACGTTTGAACGTGCGTTCAATGCGCCATTGCCACTTGTCAAACCAGTTGCGAATGGGTTTGCAACCATGCCGTAACGTGTTTTGAAACCAATCTTTGGTTGGAATGTGTACTGGTCAATTGCACGAACCATTTGCAACGGTACGTATGGGCAATAGAAAATACCAGCGTCATAAGGAGAAGTACCCTTATAACCGATTGTCACCAATTCTTGGTTAGATGTGTAACCACCGAAGTATGGGTCGATGTAGACCTTGATACGACCGTGTAACATACCAGCAAATGTATTGCCTGTGTCATCAACTTGTAGGTCAGCGTTTAGGTTAGGTGTGTATTGCAACACGCCAGCCATAGCCATAGCAGAAGCAACATCAGATGATACAATCATCACGTTGCCTTTACCTCTACGAGTTTGTTTTGCAATAACGTTAGCATCACGTTCGATTTGGAAAATCAAACCTTTGAAACGTTCAACAGACCAACGACCGTTAGAGTCTGTGTCCAAGTCGAAAGAACCAGGAGTTGTAGTACCATACTGAGCGCCTGCAACAGCACATGTGTAGATAGTACGGATAACTTCACGGTTGATTTCAGCAAGAATCTCAGTAGAAAGAATGTTGCTCAATTCTGTTTCAGCATCCAAACCATGGATTGCTTTCAAGTCTTGTGCAAGTTCTAGTGAGTATTCAGCTTTCAATGCACGGCTTTGTGCAGTAACAGTAACTTTCTCAATTGAGAATGCCATTTGTTTGAAAGGACTATCTGTGTCGGCACCTAGTGCTTCAGCAGTTGCTGTTGAAAATGCAATACCAGTTGTGTAGTGGTTAGCAGTCAAATCTGCAACAGGGTTTGTGCGGATATCTGTTGCGTTGTTACCACGGAATCCGTATGGATTAGAAGTAGACAATGCACCAGAGAACTCTGTGTTTGCTTCGTTGAAGAACGCTTCGTTTGCGTTGTTTGGTGAACCAGATTGTGTGTCGTAACGAGCACGCATCGCAAAGATTAGACCAGTAGGTCCAGTCATTGGTTGAACGCCTGCAACATCATAAGCAATCAAGTTAGGCAATGCACGGCGAACCAAACTAATCAAGATTGGGTCGTAGTTAGAAATGCCAGAACCTGTAACGTTTGTTGGTGCAGAAGACACAGCAGTTTCGTTCAACTGTTGTGATGCTGCAGCCATTTCACGTTGTTGGTTTTCCAAAACAAGTGCTGTAACAGCTTTCTTGTATGGGTCTTTGATGGACTCTAGGCCTTCGTGTTCAAGGACTGGTGCCCATTTCTTTTGTAGTTCTTCGGTTAGATACATTAATGTTCTCCTTATTAGTATCTTTTATTGGTAAAGTTTATTTATTTAGCCAATGATTTAGAGATGATTTGTGCGTACTGAGCGATTGCAGGATCAGTAGATGCCATTGGCTTCTTCTCATCTTCAACTTCTACAGCTTCATGTAGAGCAGAACTAACTGGCGCTTTAACTGTTTGTTGGAAGTATGAATCTACCAATGTTTCTAGTTTGCGACCAAATTCTTCTTCAGTAGTAAACTCAACAGTCTCTGCGAGTGATTTTAGTTTTTCTACTTGTGTCTGCGTCAGGCCTTCACATACTGTATGTATAGCCTCTGTCTTTTTAAATTCGTTAATTTGTTTCTTCATTTCAACGTTACGTGAAATTTCTTCGTTGACTGAAGTTTCCAATTCCTCAACCTTTGTGGTCAATTCTTCTACAACATCCACTTTTTCTTCTGGAATATCAATGTAGTGTTCTTCGAATAGACCTTTTAGACCACGAATGAAATCTTCAACGATTTCAGAACGTAGACCTTTTTCGATTGCCAATTGGTTTTCTTTGAACCATTCTTCGGCCATATAGTTGATGTAATCATCCAACTTCTTAGCCAAATCTTCTTTAACTGATTCAACAGCCACTTCGAATTCTTCGTACAATGCTTCTTCAACTTCTTCCATAATGGATTGTGAACGAGCAATAACGGCAGATTCAAAAATTGTGGTTGCTTTTGTTTTGAATTCTTCTGAAAGGTCTTCACCTGAAAGCAATGCACCTACGTCTTGGTCCATTTGTTCTTTCATTTTTTGTTTCTTCATCATAGACTTAATCATTTTTTTGTCTTCTGCTGCATCTTCATGACCTTCTTTTTCTTCTGCAACAACTTCTTCCGCTTCTACTTTTTCTTCAGCATAAGACTGGAATGTTGCACCTGGATTTGCTTGCATCATTTGTGGTGCAAGTTTAGCTTTAATACGGTCACGAATTGCGTTGTAATCAGTTGCTGCAGCTTGAACAGCTTTGTGTTCAGAACCTTGTGAGTCAGCAGGACCGGACAACTTCTGGCCAGGTTCTGAACCAACTGGTGGTGTTGCGCCTGGTGGTGTTGCTGTTGGTGTACCTTTTGTGTAGTCACCAGTTTGGTCATCTTGTTTTTTGATTTCGCCAGCAACTTCGCCAACATCTTTTGTGCCATAAGCAACAGATGTAGGTAACTTTGAAGGTGCGTCTTTGTGGCCACGACTTACAGATGCATCAAAAGTTTCTTTGGCACCTTCTGTAAGAATTGATTTAGCGGCGTCTGTCAGATTAAATTTTCCCATTTTGAGAATCTCCTTGATTTATATTGGATATTTATATTTAAAGTTTTTTAAGGAAGTTTTCAAAGATTTTTAAACTTACAGTTTCAATCTCTTTGCGTGATGCTTGCTTAATCTCTTGTTTAGCTTCATCGTAATGTTGTTCGGTCCAAACACCGTTAACCAACATCCACTCCTTACCTTCCATAATGCCTTGTACAAAAGCACCAGGCGCAGAAGGATCTGCTACAATATCTGCCGCTGTGGCCAGATGAAAGTCTCCTTGAACGACATTGATGCCGTTTTCCATTTTAAGAGAACCCATACCTCTAGATGACACACCAAGTTGTGCGCCGCCTTCAATAAGGTTTCTTGCAATGTTACCCATAGGGGTTTCAAGAATTTTTGCTTTGCCTATCCAAGCATTTCCCTCTTGACGTAGACCCACAATTAAGTGAGACACACGGTCAAGATTAATGGATGGGGTGTCTGGATGTCCCAGTTCACCAAAGGCACGATTTTTATTAATGTATTCTTCGCTGTAACGGTTAACTTCATTACGCATTGTTTCTTCTCTATACATGCGTTTATTTTTGTTAACCGATTCTGCAACTAGAAACGGACCTTCAATGAAAAGAGTTTTCTTTCCATCTTTTTCTTCCGTTAAGTATTGTACCGATTCGGTAAGTTCTCTAATGAGTTTCATTTTAATCCTTATGGTCTTATGCCGTAACTACCGTAGTTAAATGCAGCTGGATCGTTAAACTGACCACGTTGATAGTGTTCGTTGTCTTTACGTAATTCTAATATTAATGTATATGAATTGTTTGCGACCATGCCTCTAGTTTGAATACCTATATCACCTTTGGAGTTTGCTGTTCCTTTTGTGTTGTTTGGTATCGTTACCCAGTTACCTTGGCCATCAAATTCACTGTTGCCATTCAACATGAATATTGATACGCTGGTATCAGCACGCCAAAATAAATTAACATCACCAGTATTAGGACCTGAATACCATAAACGATTCAGAGATAAACCATAATAAGATAGTGGGCCTGTATTTGCGGTCGATGAAAGTAAGTTTGCTTTCGAACTATCTAATGCACCATATAATGTATTAGCCGTAATTCTGTTGCTATTTTCTTCTTGACCGGTACCATCAAACTTGCCTGTTAACTTAATAACAGCATGTTCTGTTGTGTCTTTAATGACTTGATATGTAAACAAATTTGCCATTTGAAATCCCTGTTATTGTTTGAATAATATTTATACCAGTGTCAAAATTATTCAGTTTCGGTTGTTGCAGGTTCATCTGCATGTGCAACCTCATCTTCAGCAGTTGCATCATCTGGATTCATTAATTGTTTTGCAACTTCTACCTTGTGTGTTTCAATATGAGCTCTAACTCTATCGTGTAGTGCAGAATATAATGCATTACGCATTTCGATTGCGTTATCTGTTTCTGCGTAGTCTACTATTTCTCTTGCTTTATCCATTGTTATCTCCTAATTATAAAATGCGTTTCAATCTGGTAAATGTTGTTTCAACTTCTTCTAAGCTGAGGTCACCTTTAACCGATTTCGAACCACTGGAACTTTTTGGTTTACTACTTGATGATGAACTACCACCACCAGAACTGGAACCACCAGCTGGTGCAGGATCAGGCATCAATTGTGCCTGTTGTACCATTTGGTCGGTTTGAACTTGTCCTAACATCTGTTGTTGTGCAACATCATTTGTTATACCAACAGGCAATCCAAGACCCATTTCTTTTTCTGTTTCAATTTCTTTATCCATATCTTCAATCTCATCATCTGTCAGGCGCAACACATTTTGTTGAATCCATTTTTGTGAGAAATAACGGCCAGTGTATGGATCAACCGATTGTAACAACGTTAATCTTTGTGACATTAATTCCGCTTCTTTTAATTCGGAGAAATTATTATCTTTAATGAAGTCATAATGAATATCTTCTTTAAACAATTCCCATT